GGACCAGAGATACCTTTTACTCCAGTTGAACGTGCTATATCTCTACCTGGAGATACCTGTGCAAATTTAACGCCATCCATTACTTGCTGAAATGATTCTGGATTATTATATGCTTCTTCTAAAGCATCTAGTAATTTTGTATTTATTGCACCACCAGCAGCAGCAATAATTTCTCCTGGTTTCTTACCAGCAATTAAACCTTTTGCTATCTCTACTTTTTCAGCACCAAAGTAATCCATAGCACTTGTCAATGCTCCTTGGTCATAAACTCTGCGACCATCCCAAGCATCACTAAAAGACTCTTTAGTAAATAAACCTTCGCCTTGGGCAGCCTGACGTGCCAGTAGGTAAGGTGTATTGATTACTCTATTAAAAACACCCGCAGTTTTAAATAATAAAACTAACGGACTCTTAAGAACATTAAATCCAGTTTTTAATGCACCAGTAAGATAGTTACTAGCACCTGGTTCTGCTAATTGATAATCTGATTGTGGAAATAAAAACTTTAATTTTTCTTGAGCGCTAGGGTCTAAGGCTTCAAATTCTTTACGGGCATCATCAATAGATAATTGATTTAGTTTTTTGTTTTTTTCAACAGTCCAACTAAACTGTTCTAATTGAGTTCCTTGTTCCACAGGAATATTTGCAGATTTAGCAGCGGCATAAAGGTTTGGACTAGCCTTGGCTACTATCGGGTTAAGACGATATACCATTAGTACCCTTCGTCTATTAAACTTCTATATATTAATTCAGCCTCACCAGATGGGTCGTATGGGATTAAATTTCTAATTACATCTTGGATTGTGTATGAAGGATTAGGCAATTTTGGTTTTGCTTCTGAACCAGGTCCATCACCTATATCAACTCCAGCAGTAATAGGTTCATTAGGACGTGCAGTAGGTGCCATTAATGGTGTTGGCATTTCCATTTGAGGAACTGGATTACCAGCCATAGGCGCTGCTACTTGGTTGTCGTAGTTTTGTTGTCCTTCTCCGTATGGTAATCCTGACATGTATCTTGCAGGTTGTGTTGGACCCCCGTCAGTGCGTTGACTAAGAGAGCCAGGGCCTGATATTGGGGCTGGGTTACTCGGTTTTCTATATCCACCTTGTGCCATCTTTCCTCCTACTTAGTAAATTGTGTTTTTATATGAACAGGTCCACCGCACCAAATATTATATTGAATTGCAATGTTTACTGCCTTCTTAGCAGCACTTGCTGCTTTTGCGTGTGTCTTTGTTTCAATCTCCATTGATGCTAATGCACCAAGGGCTAAGCCTCCACCAGAACCAATTCCGTATAAACTCTTATCATCTCGCATATACCCAAAGTCATCAGTAACTTGATATAACTTTCCATTAAAACAAACTAATGCATCCCAACCAGAGTCATCTTCACCCTTAGTCTTAGGTGCTGGTTCATAACCTGCATCTGCTAATGTTTGTTTCATAGATGGTAAAACTCTTATCATCATAAAACGGTCTGGGTCTTGCGTTTTAATTACTTTAGGCGGTTGCCATAGGTTATTAAGAACATCTCCTGCTATAGCATCACCTGCTACTGCAATTAGATACTCACCGACTTTAACTATTTTGTCATAACCCTTTGCTACATATGGTCTTTCAGTATATGTAGTCATTGAATCTGCTGCTAAGACAGCCCAGCCATTACCCTGTATGCCGACTATTACTGTCATTGTCCCCCGCCTTAGTTATCTTCTTACAACAGTCCTTGCACTTGCACTTGCTTGTCCACCAGAGGTCAAACTAGATAAAAGACTTTGTAGTCCACCACCTTCTGGTTGTGGAGGTAAACCTCCTACTGGTGCAGCAGCGGGAGCAGGGGACATTTGCTCAACCTGTGGAGCACCAGCAGGAGGTAATTCTGGTTTAAAGATTTGCTCAATAGCATCTTCAATGGCTACGCCTTTTTGGCGTGCCTTTATTACATCAGCAATCTTTACAACTATTGCGCTTGGGTCTCCACCTTGTGTTGCAATCTGAGGTATCGCTTGTGTATAAGCCTGTAATGAACCAATCAAAGAGTTACGCATCTCTTCAACTTCAATCTTCTCTTGTTCTTGAGTTACGTTAATACCAAATGGTAGTTCACGCATAACCATATCTTTAGAAATAATCTTAGCGCCTAATGCTTGAAGCATGAAGATAAGTCCCTGCGCTGGATTAAGACCAGCAAGCATGCCGTATCGAACATCGGCTGAATAATCTTTCTTAATGTCCTTAGATGGTTTGTAGTCAATACTGTATGGAGAACCAGCATCTACACCACGAACTGTTTTTTCAAAATCAAAGAATGTTTCATCAATTTCAAAACAAAGAGATATAACATCTTTAAGTGCTGAAGCAAAGATAGCCTGAGCAGATTTAACTTGTGTATCAAAACCACCCATGAGTGCTTGCACACCCTGGCCAGTAATAATACTTGCATCAAGATTACCAGTACGGGACTCAGGATAACGAGTACCTACACGTAATTCTTGTTGTAGTAATGACTGTTCAGTAAATGCACCATTTGGAATAGGAAGTTCTACACGTCTAACTCCAGCAGGGTTATTGGTACGGATAATTGCATCCCCACCAAATTGAATTTCTTGAACATCGTTAGGAACAACGATTGGTGATTGAACTGATTTCTCTGCTGCTTCCATCGCAAGTAATGCGAACCTGTTACGAAGCAGTTGGATACCTAGAACATCATCAAACTGTCCACGCATCTCTCCATCAATGGAGGGACGTCTAGCAACTACTACCATCATTTTACCAAATGGATTAGTAGCCCGAGATAAGATTAAGTTATTGCGAGTTGGAATATAAATCAATGATTGGTCTTTATCGTAATAACGAATAAATTCCACCACTGAATTTAAACTCTGGTCGTAGCCATCGCGTCCTAGAATTTGCAATTCATATTCTGGGAACTGGGCTACTAACTCAGCAATTGTTAATGAGTATCTTTTTGCAAAGGCGATGCAACGTCCGTAGCGGTCAAATTCTGGGTAAGCCCCAATTGGACTTTCTACACGTATACGAGGCAACCCCGCTTCTTCGTCTAATTCAATTATGAATGGGACGAAACCGAATGTGATGTAATGGTCTGCACCTGTGTACATCTGCACTTGTAAATCCGAGTGAGCAAAATAGTTAGAAGCAATGCGAGTACGCTTATCGGCAAAAGAACGAGCACGGTCAGAGACCTGATTAGCGGCCGAGCAATTAACCGCTGGTAGTGGCGCCATAACTTCCGACAAGTCACGGGCAACAATATCAATAAAATTTGCAACGACATTTGCTTCTACACCTTCTGGAAAGAAACTTGGGTATACGTTTGCAATATTACCTTTACGGACAGCAAGAACATCCTGTGCTCTACTATCACGCTCAGAAGAACGCTGCTTAAGAGAATCTACTCTTGCTGCAATTTGCTCAATGCTTAACAATTAATTACCCGCCTTATTTGTATTGTTCAGGAAATGCTATTTTTCTTAACTCTGCAATTCTTTCACGAGATGGCTTACCACCCTTAGCCTCTACTTCTCTTTCAAGTTTAGCAATAGCACCACGTACTTGATAAGTTTTTTGTTTAGGACTCATTGGTTTTTTCTTTGTAGCCTTTTTAACAGCCTTGACGGCCTTAACAACTTTTTTAATGTTAGCCACTATCTTTTGCCTCTTTGCATTTTTTCTCTACGTGCAATTTCTTTTAATGCTTCTTGAATTCGTCTATCTGATTCTCTGCGTTGTCCAAACTCCATTGCTTGTTTTCTAGCAATTTCATTTCTTTCTTGAGCAGTAAGTTCTTTAGCACGTTCTACTACTCTATCATCAAGTTGTTTACGTGGTTTTACATCCATACCAAATTTAGTTAGACCAGCATTTTCATCACGTTGCGCTCTTTTAATTTGGACTCTTGCTTCAATACGTTTTCTATCAGCAGGGTCCATCTTCTTAAGCATGCTCTCTAGTTTGTTTCTTCTCTGTTCTTTTGTCATACGCTTTGCCATTACTTCTTCAACTTCTGAGCGTTTAGCAATTGACTTACCGCGAGTTAGTTGAACTGGGGCACGCTTTGATGTACCTTTTTTAGCAGGAGAGGATGCTAACTTTTTACGCATTTCTTCTCTTGCAATTACTCTACCAAAGATAACATCCTTTGGTTTAACAGAACGACCACGTTCTCTTTTTTCAACTGAAAGTCTTTTTTCAAGTATTGATTTTTCATTTCTAGAAAGACCAGTTGTCTTAGGAACTTTTCTTCCAGGTCTTTTACCAATATTTTTCATTTCTTCTTTAGCAACAAAACGAGCCTGACCTGCAGGAATCTTGGCTATTTTTTTCTTAGCCGCTTCAGCAGCACGAATTGCTCTAGCAATTTTAAGTGGGTCAATCGGCATTACTTACCCATGTTTCTGTAAACTTTACCTACAAACTTCTTACCTGCTTTAGTAATACCACCTATTGCACGAGCAGCCTTACCATAAGGAATTGCGTACATAGCAGCATCCATTGGAGTCTTAGGAATGAATACATCAGAAAGTATTGGGGCAATAGGTGATGTTTTTGACTTCTTGGTTTTACCAAGATTCATTTTCTTAGACTTAGCCATTATTTAAACCTTTTTGGATATTTTTTTTTCTTTACTTCTGTGCTCATCCAATTTTCTTTTTTAGGTTTTGATTTAAGCATACGTACGCTACGTGCTTCATTTTTTGGAACAACACTTCTGTTAATTTGCGTAATGTCTTCTCCAGAACCTTTTCCATAATAATAATCATATTGTGCTTTTGTTTCTTCTTTAGACATTTGAACAGATTTTGTTCTAGCACGTAATTTTTTATCAGACTTAGAACCAACTTTATTGGTTGGTTTATTAGCAGCCTTAAGTCCGCGCTTGTTTGCTTTAGATGCTGAATTCTTTGTTGTTGCTTTTTTAACTGCTTTAACTAACTTCATTGGATTAGCCATAATGAGTCCTTATCCGTATATGTCTTGCCATTGCTCTGCAAAGGCTTCGTCTAGATTGATTGAGTACTTCTTGCTGTCTTGTGCTCTTGTTGACCAGCGATTAGAAGCGTAACGACTTATCATGCTGTTCTGCTGCATTAGTTCCCTTGCCTTAAGCACGGTAAACCATAGAGCCATAACGCAGTCTGTCTTGCCTCTAGTGTTAGGCTTCCAGGTTATTAACTGTTGAACTAACGCTTTAAGACCTTCTGAGTGGTCAGTGGATGCAATTTCAATAATGTTATTATTCTGGAACTTGCCATCCTTCTCAGTGCCCATGAGCATTGACATACCAGCCACACCAAAGTTTGAATCCCATTTGTTCTTGTTAGTAAAGTGAGACCCTAGTCTGCATCCATAAGAAGCAAGCCAGTTACGCAACTCATCATCTAAAGCATATGCTTTTTGGTGTGCGTTAATCTCAACACGTAATTCTTGTGGTCTATATTTTTCAACTAATTCTTCTATAGCCTTTTGAATTTTTTGTGGAGTAGGCTCTGACATGTTTATACAATCAAGAACGTAAATCTTGCCATCTGCGCGATTGTAGGTAACCACCACAAACGCGGCATTCCCGCCCATTGCGGGGTCGAACCCGATTATTGTATACCCCTCAATGTGCGAGGGATGTCCCACGGAACCCGCTTTCAGCGGTCCGCGTTTGCGCTGTCCATTAATACAACCTTGGACAAGCACTGGAGGAAAGATAGAATCTTCTGTAACATCTTCTTGTTGGTACACCAACGCCCATGTTGAGGGTGTGACTTCACTTCTTCTTTTAAATAATGTTAAGCCGTCCCATTTTTGGAAGAGCCCCTCTTCGTCAGGAACGTCAGAATCCCCATCCCACGGAGTGTCCGACTTAGGCCAGAGGGTTTCCCAGTCTTTCGGCTTTTCTGAATATTCCAAAACAGCAGGCATGCCCATATAAGTAAAAGGGCTTTTACCACCAGACCAGTGCTTGGTCTCACGGAGTTCTTTGTAGAAGTCTTGCGGTGCAATTCGTGTCCCTACGATTAGTAACTTACCGTTCTTACCCAAACGGGTAATAACTTCTTTCTGTAACCAGTTGATTTGCTTTTCCCACTCGTGGGCATTCGCTGTAGTTATGCAGTCATCAAGAATGATGAGGTCAGCACGTGCTCCATAAATCTGCCCACCCATACCAAGCGCTTGGATGGTGGGGTCTTTCTCTGATGAATTTCGGGCATCGCCCCCAAGGTAAACGGTATCAACTCGCCAAGTATCTGAGTCTTCCTTCCAACCACCTTCTGGGCCAAAAGTTGTTTGCAACTTTAACCAGCGTGGATGGGATAGTCTCTGCTTGATTGCGTACACGAACTCGCGTGCTTTGATTAGCGTTTTGGAAACCACAATGATGCGGATATTTGGATTGAGGGCAATGCGATATGTGGAGTAGTTTACGGTGATGACCGTACTCTTAGCGTGCTCAGGTGGCACATTGATTAAGAGACGTGAGGGGTCGCCAGGTTCGTAAACCATACTAGGATGAAGCCATGAAGGCTCGCGGTCTTCTAGTAAGTCAATCCAATCCAAGTGGTGGGGGAATACCCTCTGTTGCAGAAAAATTTCGGAGAACCTAGGAAAGTCTATCTCTTCCTTGGGGATACCCAAAGATGAGAGGGAGGCATCCTTAGCGGTTGCTTTGGCCTCATTTAGGTCAGAGGCAAACTTCTTATCTCTTAGACACCAGATTCTTACCGTGTCAGGTTTCTTGTTACACAGTTCCATAGCCTTATGGACAGAGTGTCCTTCGGACACTAAGGCTAGAACTTTTGCCTTTGCTGCCGCCATGGCCAAGGTTTTGGGGTTAGTACCCCCCTTATCAAAACTCATAGTCCTGTCCCGTTTTCATTCAGTTACTGTTAGTTAGTAACAGGTAGTAGATACAGTCTGTAACGCAAGTTCCTGAAGAACTTGCTACTGTCAGAAATAAAACAGTCTCTATATAGTATAATCCGTTCAAACACCCAAAACGAACGTTTTTGGCCAAAGTATTTTTTTGGCCCTACCTATAATCAGTATAAAATAGGACAAACTGGGGCAGCAGCATAGGAGATACTTTGTACGGGAAAATCTTTATGGTAGATACATATACTACTTCTACTCTCCATTAAGCATACTGGGGTCAATACGCGTTGACCCTAGGCTGTAACTGATGCCTACTGTACAGTACAGAAGCGTGCTGGACGGAGAACAGTCTTCGGCGCAGGCCAATACATATCTGCGCCTCAGTTAAGTTTAGTTTTCCTGCTGTATCAGCCATTCATTCCTTGTCAAGCGGAAAGGCTGCTTGACAATTCCCTTCTGGCTGAGGGTCTGGTTTTTGTAATTAGGATTTTATCTTAGTTACCGCAAGGGATTTTCCCCTGCGCTGAGTGCTAGGGGAAAAGTCCTCTAGTGAAAAGGAGATAGACATGAATACATTCTCGTTCGAGAGTGCCCGCGTCAACAAGGTGTGGGATAACAAGAACCGCTTCAATCTTGGTATCCAAGACACCAGAGCAGTTGCCCAACCAGACGGTTCCTACAAATCCGTCTTCGTTGCTTCCCGTATCGTAACCACCAATGACCCAGACCACCTGGAGTTCATCCGCAAAAATCTGGTGGGTTCAGATGACTGCGTAGTCAACATACGTGGCTACATGGAAACCAAGGCTGGCAAAAAGCCTGGCACTTGGTATGACAACCTAGTAATCACCGAACTAACTCTGGCCTAACAAACCAGCCGATGACATCATTTGCCCTGTCATCTTCTACGCAATCCTTCTCATGCTCACACGAGAATCCAGCGACCCAGTTGGATACTCGTGATGAGTATTGCGCAGAATGTAACTTACTTCAAGAAGGTTCTAGTGTGGAATCAGCACTCAACCTTCACGAAACTAATAGATGTGAGCAGGAGTCAGAACCTGCTCAGTCTTCGGATATACCAGATGAGAAAGGTTTCGCCCATCAATGGACTAACCGTGAGGGTGAATACCTAGAAGGTGTATACGACATAACCAATCGTCTTCCCAGTTGGTTATACCTAGGCAAGCATGTCTTCCCCATGTTCAAGCAAGATGAACTCAATGCTTATCTTGCTATACCATCAACCGATATAGTATGCGATGATTGCCACCTACAAATCAATAGATTTATGGGTTGCCTCAACTGCCATGTCGGATATAGGAATACCAAGTTCAATTATTGGTTAGCCTAGCACAAGGCAAGGTGGGGTTATTGCCTCACCTTGCTACCAAAATTTTTTTATTTTGCGGGGCCGCAAAGTAGATTCATTGGAGCACTACGAGTCGAATAGGAGAT